AAGAATGCCGTAGCCATCTTTAGTTTACTGCCATTGATTTTAAAGTCAACAACACTACAACGTGAATGAATAGGATCAATGATCCTGTTCTTAAAGTTACACGTAAAGATGAACGAACAGTTGGATGAGAACTCCTCGATAGCACCACGCAACGCTGGTTGAGTTGAATTTGGATTTAGATAGTCCGCTTCGTCAATGATGACAACCTTGCGGCCGCCTGATAGGGACATAGATGATGCATAATTTTTGATTTTGTTCCGTAGAACATCAATACCAGATTCGTCTGAACCGTTAATCAGAATGTAATCGCAACCTACTTCTTCACAGAGAGCCTTTGCGATTGTTGTTTTACCAACACCAGCAGAGCCAGCCAATAAGAGATTGGGAATCTCTTTTCGGTTTACATACTCCTGAAATGTTGCCTTGATACCAGCAGGAAGAATACATTCTTCAATGGTTTTAGGACGATACTTCTCCACCCACAAAATGTGTTGTGACATTCAAATACTCCATAATATAATAAATCAATTTAGGCCGGGAAAGGCCAGTTCAAGTCGGCTTCAAGTTCTTCGATTCGGCCTTCTAATACAGAAATCGTAGTGTTAAAATGACCCGTTCCTTCTTCATCAGGATTATAACGAGTTTTCAACACCTGAATCTCTTTTCTCAATACAGCAATGTACTCAGCTTTATCTGTCCATGTTTTAATTTCACCCATCATTTCACCTCATTCATAGATTCAAATAGAGCTTCAAACTCTTTTGATTCAGCAACTTCAGTTTGGAAAGAGTTTTTGAATTGTGTTTTTGCCATACGTTTCACAATCTTCTTAGGGATTTTTAATTCATCATTGGCAAAATCTACAATATCTTTCATTGCTTCATTGTTACCTTGGTTCTTATTCATGTGTAGAACCAGTTCATCAATATAACCTTTGAGTTTTTTTAATTGTTCTTCATCAAAAGAACCAAACAATGTATTTACTTTAGTCATGTTATCCTCCGAAACTTAGGTCGGATTCTTTTGCTTCAATGGCAATCCAGTATTCCATATCTTCTTTAGAATTTTTAAAGTAAGAAAGTCCTTTAGAAGAAATTTGTACTTCATATGTACCTGAAATCATTTTAAAGTTTTCTGTCAGAAACAAGGCCTTGAATTTCTTACCATTACCATCGGCAATCTCAGTTGAATCGGTGTGTGCAGAGTTATCTTTTGCATCACAGGTTGTAATGGAAATTTTATCACCATCAGACATGATGGCAATGTTTGGTGATTGTAGAATACTTGCAGTCTTTAGAATAGAGGCAAGTTCTTCTTCTTTCAATGTAAACGAAACATCAATAGATGGTAGTGTCAACTCTTTTTCTGGAGGAGTTACAATCATNCTCTTTGCGGTCTTGCGATAGTTTAATTTCTTACGACCAACTTTGAAGATAACATGCTTGTCATCAAAATCAATCTCACCATCTTTGTACAGTGATTGTACGGACAAGAACTGGTTCAAGTCATAGATACAGAAGTCCTGTGGGAATTCATCTTTAACTCCTGCTTTGGCCAATACGGTCTTTGTTGCAGAAATAGTTGTCAATTTCTTGCCGGTCTTAAACTCAATGCCAGGATTAATGTTGGCAAAGTTTTTAAGAACCGTCAAGGTCTCATTAGATAATTTCATTTGTTTTCCTCATTATAAAAATCACATGAATACATTATATCATGTTCATACAAAAACATCAAGCAGCACATTGCATGGGCCAGGTGGTGTTTACCAGATTCTTCATCAAGCATTTCACCTTTCTTCCATGCCCACAAATGCCGTTGAAGTGCATCATAGTACCTGCGTTTAGAATCGGGTACATGTTTCCAATTATCTCTCTCATACTTTTGAGCACCAAATGTCAATACATCAACTGTGGCCTCAAGAGCAAGAGGTGGCAACAAACCATATTCTAGTTTGTCGCCGTCAAATTTACGACCACCTTTAGTGGCCAATTGTGATGCTTTGACTACATCTTCAGGCATTACATTTCTCCAACGAAATTGGCGACTGCTGGCATATCACCACGGAAGTGATATGTACCAATGTGGTCTGCTCGCATCCAAGGACACAACCAAATCTGGCCACCAAGCTTACGCCACAATTGACAGAACATATAATCTTCTGATAAGTAACGGTCTGAACCACCACCTGTTGGAGAATCAATAGTATCAATCAACGTATCAAAGTATGCATGAATGTAACGTGATCCATCAAAGTTGGCTTGGCCAACGTGGTCTGGTTTGTAACGCAAGTGTGGAAATGCTTCTGCAAATTTAGGGAACACTTCACGTTTTATCATCATAAAACCAGTTCCAATTTCCAACACTTCAAGTGGATCAGAAACATTAAACTTATCTGTACCACGTACAGGATTAAAAACATAATCACCAGTAACTTTTTCTAAGTCAGCAATTGAAATATCTGGATTTTTAGACATGGCTTTTTTAACAGATGACCATTTGATGGCCTTCTTAGGATAAGGGCCGCCTATAACATCTCTATCTAATGCTAACAATGCAACAACATCTTGTGGATTAAAATGTACGTCAGCATCAATAAACAACATGTGTGTACAATCTGAACGGTGTAGAAACTCGTCAACGAGATAGTTTCTGGCACGGGTAATTAAAGATTCGTTGAAAAGAAATGAGAATTTCACTTGTACACCATACTGCATACAAATGGCTTGTAAATCAAGACATGCCTTGGCATAGAGTCCATGATTCATGCCACCATACATTGGTGTTGCAACGAAAATACTTTTCTTTTGAAGTTCTTCTTTTTTAATTGAAATTTCCATTATCTCTCCAAAAATAAAAAAGGGGAGTACCACATATAGTGGTCTCCCCGTCATTCACAGATTAAGCGCCGAAGCTATAACCTGCACCGATAGCAGTACGAACCATAGATTTGGTTGGTTTGCCCATACGATACACGGCAACTTTGCTGCCATCACCACGGGACTTGGTGTTTGTGTAGATAACGTGGCCTTCTTTACGAAGTTCTTCTACACGAGCAGAAACGTTTTGGATGCCAAAACGAGCACGAGCTTGTGCAACTGACAGGGTGTTGTAGCCCTCTGTCTTGCTCAAGTAGTTAAGGATTTTTGCTTTCGCAGAAATTTTGTTAGTCATAATATAATCTCCTAATAATGACAAAGTTAAAAAACAAACTTGTTTTCACAAGCATTCACATCATAACACTATTTAGTGTGTGTGTCAAGTATCCTTGCGGTATACTTTTTTATCTGCCAACTTGCGGCAAATATTTTGTCTTGGTTTCTTTCCAAGACAGGTATATCAAGTCATCATAAAACAAAGATTCATAAGATACGGTGTTTTTCTTTTTTAACATTGATATACGGCCTTTGGCATATTTGGTTTTCCAAATATTGGCCAAAGTTTCTTCACTGGTATCAAATGATTTGACCAGTTGTTCATCACCAATTTCTTTCCTAAGATATTCATTGGTGTTGTTGTACAGAGGAGAGAAGTAAATCCCTCTCTGATGTTCGGTACGAATAAGTTGTTTTGGAATATCCAACTTACCATACGCAAAATTTAATGTACGATTTTTGTGGTCACGCTTAAGTGGCAGGCCTTTTTGATTCTTGGCTTCCCACCATTCGAAGTATCTTCTGGTGTGGTTCTCTTTTACCCAATCATAAATCATTGCTCTGGTTTTTCTGGCCGGTTCAAAGGCAACCGACCCACTGGAGAAACCCATTTTGTTCCAGTGATCCAAACCATCATACTGAGATAAACCACCAGACTTAGTATTGCCATAGAGGGAAGTAGTAGTGACTCCAACGAGAACATCATCATATTGTCTTTTCCAATCATTTTGTACGGTGTCTGAAAGGCATAACAATGCCAATAATTTACCACCCATGTAATTAAAACCAAGTGGTTGTAAAGGCACAATGGTAGAACCAATTGCAGTATGGTTAATCATGCCTTGTTGTGTCTTAACATCTCTTGGCCATCCAATTGCATTGTCTCTTGGAGTCAAGTCCAAGAAGTCGGACGATATACACATAACACCTAGATACTTCTCAGTTCTCTCATCAATAACAGTGTAGTATAGATTGCGACCAATGTTAGAATTGTTTTTCATTGTGGATGAAAATGTACGAATTGTGTTCCAGGTTTCAGCCAGAGGACCATTAGATAGAACCAGTTTAGGAACTAACTTTTCATAATCATCAGGACCTTCTGGCATCCAGAAATTCTTCTTAACTTTTTCAACCAGTTTCTTTTGTGTAACATCCACCAGTTGAATATCTTCACCAAACAATGTGCCAATGTTTCTGGTAGGATACTTCTCATGTACTTCTAACCACTTCTGATATAAGGTATATTCACGTACATCCATTTGTGATGCATATGTGAGGTCCTTAATCAGTATTTCTTTCAATTGCTCCGTATCAATGTGTTCAAAACGTTCAGGTTCATTTAGTACCTGCCATTTATCCCACTGAGCATCAACATAATCTATAGGTGTGGCCATTAAGTTCTTTGTGTGAGTTGATTCATTTTCTTAGGATTAAAATACTTGCGTCTAATTTTGTCCAGTCTCTTTAGACCATATTGTAGTGCAAGTGGTTTTACTCTACTAGTATACACTATCCCATTCATATGGTCAAGCTCATGGAGAAAACATCTTGCAGATATACCATTAAAAGTTTTGGTACGTTTCTCACCTGTGAAATCCTGGTACTCCACTTCCACGGTTTCTGGTCTGGTAATGTGTAGATTTAGGAAAGGGAATGAAAGGCATCCTTCCTCCATATGTTTTTCACCAGATGACGAAATGATTTTAGGATTAAAGTGTGCCACATATTCTTCACCTGCACCCATAACAAAAACACGGTACTCAAAACCACATTGATTAGCTGAGAGTCCAATACCATTTTGTTTTCTGCAAGTTTCTACCAATGTGGACGCAAAAGTATTTGGATCAACCGGTGGTTTTGCAAAATCAAATTCTGGTAGAACTTTATACAAAGCAGGATGGTCTGGTGGTACCAAATCAAATGTTTCAATTTTAGTGGCCGATAAAACCTTTGCTTGTTCTTCGGTATCATATAATACAATATCTTCTGTGCTCATTTTGTAATCCTTGAAAAATTATTTTTCTTTTCAAATTTAATAATAGACCTAAACTTATCAAATAGTTGGTCACCTTTATGTGAGATAACAAACACATTTGTGTCTGCACCCATTTCATGTATTAACTTTAAGAATTCTTCAGTGCCAACCGTATCAAGGCTAGAATCAAATACTTCATCAAGTATCAACAGGTTTGTATTGGTACTGTTCTTCAACTTAGCAATTTGTCGCCATGTGAATAATAATGCCAAGTCAATACGCATCTTTTCACCTTCTGAAAAATTAGCATAAGAGAAATCATCACGATGCCTACTCTTAATTGTTTCTTCAAAATTTTCATTGATGTTGAAGTTAACAAAAAAGTCCATGGCCTTCAGGTACTTGTTAATTAACTTATTCATAACCGGTAAATATTGTTTGATGATACGTGTCTTAATGCCACCATCCTTCAATAACGTACCTGCAAATTCGTGGTAATGTTTCTCTATCAAACTACTCTCATAGTTCTTCTTGTATTCATTCAATGCAACATTCAACTCAATTAACTTTTGGTCACTGCCTTCGGTATTGATTTGTTTTTTGTTTAGAGATGTTATCTCAGCATTCAGTTTACTAATGTACTGATTAATGGCACTCATTGTAGAGGTATGTTTAATNACCTCTCCGTTATGTGCATTGATATGATTAAGAATATCCGTAATNGATTTTATTTCGTTATTAACATTTGTTAATTCTTGNTCAATCTCATTGAGGCCANTTCTCTGTGTATCAATTTTCGTTGTTTTTTCTTGTACTTGAGTATCTTTCCATTCAGGTGTAATGGATTGTTTGCATGTTGGACAGTCGTGGTTATTTTCATAGAACTGAATCTCCTTTTGATTTCTATCAATATTAGTTTGAACTTTACCTTTGATTTGAAATAGTCCCTTGGCCTTCTTGTCAAGTTTNTCTTTCTTATCACCAACTTTNTTTTGTAATACCGCAATATGTCTGTTAATCAACTCAATATCATTTTGTAATTTACTATGTTGTTCTTTTGATTTCTCAATCTCTTCCAGTTTATTCTTTATTTCGGTATCATTGTTTTTTTTATGTTCTTCGATGTTTTGTTTTTGGAGAGTTATCTTTTCTTCTGTAAGAGAGATGGCATACTTAGACTTATTTAAATCTTCTTTGATGGCTGAGTTCTTCTCTTTGATAACGTTGTTCATTGAGGAAAAGATTTGAATATCTAATAGGTCCTCAATGATCGCCCTACGGTCATTTGCCGATAACTGCATGAAAGGAACAAAAGATGCCGAACCAAGAATGACAACCTGCGTAAAAGATTTGTAGTTTAATTTGAGAATATTATTCTCTAGTATCTCTTGATAATCTTTTGCAGCTGCATCTTGGTTCAGCAATACATCATTCAAATAAATTTCAAATATATTTGGTTTAATACCACGTACAATCTTATACTTCTTCTGGCCAATATTGAAGTGTAATTCTACAACGGCTTCTTTGCCATTGACTGAATTCAATAGTTGTGGTTTGTTTATCTTACGAAAAGGTTTACCAAACAAAACAAAACACAATGCATCCAGAATTGTGGATTTACCGGCACCGTTGTGGCCAATAATCAATGTGTTGTTAGATTTGGTAAAATCAATTTCAGTAAAATTGGCTCCGGTGGATAGAAAATTCTTCCACTTAATCTTTTGGAATAAAATCATGCTTGTTCAGTATTCAATGCCTCTACGTAGAGTTCTTTTAATAATGTTTTCAATCTATTGTTGTCGATACTTTCTTCCTGAATACCGTCAACATACTTGTTTAATATAGTAAGAGTATCTTCTGCTTCATCAATCACATCATCAACATCTTCTAATTCTGTAAAATCTTCTGCAATAGTAATGTCCGCAGGGTTTTTATTATACAGGTTATTCATGAACTTGTCAAACAAATACGGATTGGTTTTGTTTATTACAACCACTTT